TGGCATCGGCAAGGAAGCACAGGCCGGGGTGATCTCGGCCACCCGGTACATCCGTAGTGCCGGTGGCGACACCTTGTGCGTGGGGTTTCCGTATCACGATGGCAGCGATCAGCCGTATGCCATCAAGTGGCGAGGCGTCAAGGAGAAGGGCTTCACCCAGGACGGTGCCGCCGCCACCTTCTACGGCATAGAGAAAATAACTATTGGCGAACCAATAATAATATTTGAGGGGGAGTTGGATGTCCTCTCAGGACGAGAGGCAGGGCTGCGGAACTGCATCTCCGCGCCGAATGGGGCACCAATGAAGGTTTCTGAAGGAGCTATCGATCCGTCTGAAGACCGAAAATTTTCCTACGTCTGGCATGCCAACGACATACTCAAAGAAACCGACAAGGTCATCATCGCCTGTGACAGGGATGGCCCCGGCATTGCGCTGGCAGAAGAGCTTGCCCGACGCATCGGCAAGGCTCAGTGCTGGCAGGTTGAATGGCCTGATGACTGCAAGGATGCCAACGATGTGCTGCTCAAGCATGGCAAGGCTGCGCTGGCCAACGCCATTGACGAGGCCACGCCATGGCCCATCGCTGGGCTGTATGCTGCCGAACATTATTTCGCAAAGGTCGATGACCTGTACGCTAACGGTGAGGGACGTGGGCAAAGCACCGGCTATGAGTGCGTCGATGAGCTATTCACCATCAAGCCTGGAATGCTGCACGTTGTTACGGGCATCCCGTCCATGGGCAAGTCAGAGTTTGTCGATCAATTGATATTTAATCTCGCACGGCAGTACAGTTGGAAATCGGTTGTCTGCTCGTTTGAAAACCCCCCGGCCATGCATATCACTAAGCTGCTTGAAAAGTGTATCGGCAAGCCCTTCCACAAAGGCCCGACCCCACGCATGACAGAAGAAGAAATGAAGATGGGTCTGACGTGGGTGAATGACCACTTTGTTTTCATGGAGCAGTCTGATGGGACCTCTGCCTCGGTTGATGAAATTTTGAGTCGAGCCACGGCAAGTGTTCGCCGTATCGGGTGTCGCTGTCTTGTAATCGATCCCTACAATTATATCGATCTCCCCATCGGAGGGAGAACATCAGAGACTA